TTCATGAAATTTGTGAACGTGCTCTCTAATGGCCTCACCGAGACCCATATGAGTGCTCAGTTTGCTTTGTTGACCGGAAAATATCGGCTCATGTGTGATGCACGTGGCAGATTTTTCTGGAACAAGAAGAAGCCAACCACTAATACCGGTGAACCCTTGACTTCTGTCAAGGCCGTTTTTGGTCAGAAGATTGCGACTGTGATGACTTTTGTCAACTGTTGGTCTAAGGGACGATTTCAGTTCCACCGCTACCGCGAAGCCACTCTCCACCAATGGAAACGATTGGGTTTGATTCCAGAGTTTGAAGAAAATTCTGAGAAGGAGATTTGGTTTCATCCTAGTGGCGTTACCTTTTTAGGAGGAATGTTTGTACATCGTACAGCTACCAACGATTGGGCTTGGAGTCCGAACAAATTCCTGAAGTCTTATTTCATTTTCCCTGCCGTAGAGAAGATTTATGGCACTCAGCATGCCGTGGAGAAACACATGCTCGTGCTCATAAATGATCCTGATTTGCTTATCAATCCGGTAGGACGTGCGTTACGTGCTTGGTACGAGCGCGTGTGCAAGCGCACGTTTGGGAAACGCTATCTTGAGGAGATGGCTTTTGCTCAAGTGAAATATGTGAACTACTTGAAGTTTGCCGATACTTTCAAAGCAGAATTGTTGCTGGACGGTTCGTACGTGCCACCAAGAGTAACCGATGTCGATTTTTTGTTAGCTGCGGGCCACATGCTGACAAGGAATGGTTACCGCCCTGGACAAGGCGAACAAGAGTTGGCAGCTCTTGTTTCTGAAATTGAAACACTGCCTGCGAGAGCCCCTGTGGTTCTCAGTACAACAGCGAATGCTTTGTACGTCCTCCGTTTCGGTCCCCGGAAACGGTTCCCCGGTGAGGATGATCTCTCTGACTTCGGTCAGTGAGATCAACCTCATCTTTCATTTTCCCTGGTGACGAAAAATTTGAAAATTTTAGTCGATATTGAAGATCTATGCTCCGCCGTCCCAAAGGCGTTCCGCGCAAGGAATGGAAAGCGATGTCTGAGAAGGCGCGCAAAAGGTTCCTTGATTTCAGCATCAACACCACGTCGGTCAATTCGGGCTCGCAACAGTACGGTGCGGGACTTAGCCTCCATGGAAATAGTGGAGGAGGAGTCTCATCAACAGCCGGATTGACTCAGTCGACCTCTGGTTTGAATGCCATGCCCCGTGCGGCACGCGCGCGCGGCCTCCCCGTTGCCCCCAAGCTCAAATCTCGTGCTGTAGTGCAGCCCGGTTTGAACGAAGGTCGTAACCCCACAATTGCCCAAACTGAGATGATCCTCTCTGTGAAGTCGCCTACCGCCGCATTTCAGTGCGCGCAGCAGTTTACTCTGCAGCCTGCTCTGTCTGTTGACGAGGGTAGCGGCTTCCGTTTCATCACCCCCATTGCTCAACAATACGAGAAGTATGAGTTGCTTGCGTATGAGGTCGAGTATAAGCCCCTTGTGTCAGTTTTCGCGGATGCAGGAAAGGCTGGTCAAGTCATTGTTTCTTTTAGTTACGATGCTTTGAGCGGCCCTTCTCTTTCGCTGACTGATGCTTTGGCAACCGATCCTCATGTTTCTGGTATGCCGAACCAAGCAATTCTGCTCCGTATCAACTGTGTTGAGGCGATGAAAGGAGGAAAGTTCACTCGTCAGTCGGTCGTTCCAATGGCCGATCTGAAAACGTACGACGCAGGTCGCGTTTTTGTTTACGTTGATGGTGTCACCCCGACCGACCCCGGAGAGGATATCGGTCAGATCATCGTCCGTTACAAGGTGAGACTTTTGAACCCCAGACCTCAAGGCAATCTGACTCCGGTTCCGAACTATGCGTTCTCCCGCCTGCACTCTCCTGTGTCGCCGTTCATCACTCCCGCCACAACTGCCAACGTCCTCGCATACGTCGATCTCAGTACCCTGACGATCTGGGATGCGAATCCATTGAACGTGCAGTTGCTTCCTGGTCCTGGAAGTCGGTCCGGCGCGCCCGCTCTTCGTCTGCCCAAAGGCTGCTGGGCGCTGTCATTTCATTTCTGGATCAACAATGGTACCACACCAACTGGTTGTGATGTCAATTGTTTGGTCTCGTTTGATGACGGTGCCACGTGGTCTGGAGACATGGGTTGTGTCGGAGGAGGATGGACTGGCGTCCCCTCTTCTGGCCTGGGTCCCCCTGCGGCAGGAGGCACGGTCGTTCGTTATCTCCACATAACGAACGAAACTGAGCTTTGGTGTCCGTTCATGAGGTATTGGAACGGGGCTGCCACCGGCACGAACACTGTGTTCTTTGATGTCACAATTTCTCAAGCTTAACCCCAC